ACGTGTGCTCTTCCGATCTGGCCGCCACCCAGTAAGCTCCATGCCTTCAGCTTGAGCATTTTCTTGGCTAATAGCGTTCAGCCGTTCAACCCGCACGTCGGTGATTTCCAGCAGAATGCGGCTGGCCCAGCGCGGCATGTGGATGCTGGGACGCCAGCGGCCTTCTTCTGGCCAGTCTGCTGGAGTTGTGGCGCGGTACGCTATGTCGTGGCTGTTCTGGTCGATGTTGTAGCGCGCCCACGTCTCACGTACCCAGATGCGGTCGCCTGGTTTACCAAATGCGCTGTTCAGATAGTTGCCTGCCGACAGCTCCCCGGCCAGTTCATTGCCAGCCAGCTCGCACCCAAGGTTTTTATCTAAAACCGGAAACTTTACCGGGCGCCGCGTCTGCGTCTTCCGTCCGTCGAGAATGGCCCGCACCATCTCCCCGTTAAAAATCATTCCGCGTTCTTTCATACAGCACCGCCTTGCCCGCCGACTAAAAATGAGCAGTCTTTTTTGTGCTCGTTACAATTCCAGACCACTTCGTCATCACCACGGAAAACATTTACTTCAACCGTGGTTTTAAACTTCGCAACTGCACCGCATTTGCATCTGGCAGAGGTATTTTTGCTTTTGGCAGCAACACTGCCGACTCTTGGATACTTGCTCATGATTCCACTCCATACCGGCCATTCATGCGGCCAATAACACTGACAAATTTCACCAGGCTGACACCCATCGGCTTTACCTTCTCGTAGTGCTTGCGAAGGATGGGGGGGGCATACAGCGTTCCACTTCGGTTTAGGCTTTACGCTCATCGCTTTGGTTATCTCTTCTGCGCAGCGACGAGCCTGGGCGCGGAGGGCATTTTCTTTTTCTTCTGGCGTCATGCTGCCTCCAGATTTCCGATCCGCTTTAACTCAGCCAGTGATACGGTCGTGATGATGTGTCGCGGGGTGATGTACGGGCGCCAGATAAACAGGAGCGAGCCTTTAGGGTTGCTCTGGCGCTTTCCTGTAACGGATGCCGGAACAAACTGAACACGGCCGCCGGTTATGAGCCTGAGTTCATCAGCTGATTGCATGGCTGAAATAAACCAGCCAGTAGAGATGTCAGCTGGTAGCAACATCACTACGGCCTGAGACTGCGCCCGGGATTGCTCAGCAGCCTTTTCTACCCACGGCCCAATATCGGAATAGGGCGGGTTACACCATATCGCCCCGTATGACGTCCATTCGCTGTTCAGTGAGTCATCCAGCTCAGTGAGATAGTGAGCGCATAGCGCATTACTCTCAGAGGCTGCAGCATCCAGCCAGAAGCCAAACTCGCGGTCGAGCGCGTTGAAAATTTCAATCGGCGTTTGCCAGTAGTCACGTTCATTTTTTGGAGTTTTCGATCCGCCGAAATCAGTCATTGCGCACCTCTTTTCGTGTCTGCCTTTCTCATGCGGCTTAAAGTCTTGGATACCGACGCAATGCTACGGCCCATCTTCATGGCAATGCTTTTATGCGACTCGCCGGCAGCGCGCAGTTCAGCGGCGATCTGCTTCTCTTCTGGCTTCCATGGCTTGTAGACAAACGCTGTGCTGATGGAATAGCTCTGTGCCAGGCGGTAGAAGTTCGCCTGGCTAATCCCCAGCGCATCCGCTGCGCGACAGGCAGGCATTGTTCCGGCGACGGCGCGGAATTGCTCTTGTGTAATGCTCTGCTTATTCATTGGGCCTCCCGTGGTAACCGGTAAATTTCTCCGCCAAGCGTCCCGTTACCCCAGCGCTCGACGGTCAGGAATGGCTTAACTACTTCCAGCTCCGGCATGGAGATAAACACTTCCTTCATCTCAAGCGCTGGCGCCCACCCGGCGTAATAAGGCTCATGAAAGTTCAGGGTTATCCCTGCGTTGTACCCGAGGGCGCCCGCTGCGGTCTGCCAGCGATGAAAGACCGTTATGTTGTTCCGCGCGTCCTTGCGCAGGATGGACAGGATTGACTCAGCTGTGACTTTCATGGCTGCCACCTGCACTTTCAGAACTTCCTAACGCCTGCTTTATCTCTCTGCGCCGGATGCCAGTTACCTCATGGCATTTGCTTTGATGTTCGGAAAATCCGTCCAGAGCGAACCATGCTTCGCTGTATTTTTGAGTTATGACTTCCGGATTGTTTTCACTCTCAATTTCCCGGCAGAACTCCGCGAGAATATCGTCAGCTTCCTCCATAGTTATTGACGGCTTTACTGGCTGAAACTGTTCGCTGTTTGTTTCTGCCGCTGGCTTACACTGGCCATTGCTTGAAACCGCCGATGGAAGAGCCCATGCAGGCAGGGCAGGCGGCTTCCAGTAAAAAGCGCCTAACTCTTTAGTGCGTGCGTAAGTAAAACCGTCTGCTTTTTCTCCTGATATGGTTGCGAAGCCTACGTCCAGATCGTATAGATACCGGCCTATTCCCCACTGAACAGCGGCGCGCTTCATAGCGCTTGAGCGTCCGCCTTTTACAGCCTCAACCTGCGTGTTTTCGGATGCGTCCCACTTGGTGATCCACTCCCCATCGACCTTTATGGAAATTCCGCATTCGACGCCGCCATTGTTTGGGATATCGCGGTACTCATTGCGCCAGCCGGCCTTTCCGCAAACCTCATCAAGGCGCTTCATGATTGCCCGGTTTGTGACATAGGCCAGGACCTTTGCCCAAATTGACGATCCGCTTTTCCCTGCCTGCTGAATACGCCACTCGATATCCTTATGGGGGAATGGGGCGTCAAGTAGCTCAAGATTCATTGAAAATTCCCCGCGAATTCATCCCAGCCGATCACCGGGTTCTGCCGCTCCGCAGAAAGGTTTACTGGTTCGTCATCGTCGAAATCACGTTCGCCGATCGCATCGCTCATCAGCTGAATGAATTCGTCGTCATTCCATTTTTCCGCCGCGCTCATGCTGCTTTCTCCCGGTGAGTAATGACGTAGCCATGCTCCGCCAGACATTCAATCACCACGTCCCAATCCAGTTGCATGAGGACTTCACGACTGTTAACCGTCCCCGACAACACCACATCTTCCAGCTCGACGGTTAACGTGTTATGCGGGCCTACAGATGTGCGCATGTCTGTGCATTCACATTTGATATTCATAAGAGCCTCAAAAAAGGTTGAAAGAATACCGGCGCGATGAAGGCCGCCTGATAGCTCAGTTAAATTCTTCGTTTCGATTACCGGCTGAGACCTTGTCCCAACCCGTTCAGATAAACTTCAACCAGCAAGTCGGTTGTGTAAGTCCGCTCAATCCCGCGATGCAGGTACAGGCGGCCGCGTTTATTTGCTGATGCTGTCCAGGTGCTTTCCCGATGCTTAACGAGCATCCCAGGAAGAACGGCGCCGCGGTTAACGGTCTGTGTCCCGTAATGATGACTAACCATTGAACACCCCCGTAACGTGCAGAATTTTGATAATCAACGCTGTCCAGATAACGCCGCAGATCAGCAGGCAGTAAATCAGTGAACGAATGCCTTGTTTGCTCATTTTCCACCCCAGCATGCGAAGCTAAAAAAAAGGACAGCAACCAAAAACGGAACGACCTTTAACCAAAAATTACGCCATGCAGGCTTGTCTTCTTCGCGGATCATCTCTTCACCTTTGCCTTATCGCGGCTAACGGAGCGTTGTTACCTATTACCGGCGCCAACGATGTTGTTTGGATGAGTTGATAATACTCTGGGTATTATTTTATATCAATACCGCCAGTATTATATGTTTTGATTAAAATACTAAAGGTATGATTTTAAAGTTAATTTATTTTTGTAAAGAGTGCTGTTATGCTCAAAAAAACACAGGAGGCTACATGAGACCGCCGATCACAAAGGAAGAAGTCGAGTTACTGATGCAGGATATGGAGATGCTGGCAGAGCAGCAGCTAGTAGGACTGGAGGCGTTAGAGGCTCTGAGACTGCTGGAGATGCGCAGACAGACCGGTAAGATGGAGGCTATAAAGCGATTGATATCGCATGGAAAGGAGTAGGGCAGTAAAAAACCGGCGCGGTGGCCGGGTGCATTTGTTATAGTTAATTATCCTACTCTTCTAAAGATAAGTAAGGGGGTCATTCCATATGAATCACTGCCCCTACCTGCTTGTTCTTTGATCATGTCTAGAAAGTTTTGTAAGCCTGATTTAAGATCATGTTCCGGGAAAGCAGGTGTACCATCGACGCCAGCACCTTGTATGTAATCAGGTAAAGCATCAATTAAACCAATAACATGCCATGTTCCTGGTATGGTTCCGCCATATTTTAGGGCTAAGTCATCAGGATTGATCGTTAGGTATTCTTTATCAATAGACATCCACATAAGTTGACCATTCTCATCAATAAAATCAACCTGTAGGATGTTAGGAACGATATTGATGAGTTTTTTTACCACTCCAAGTGTAAGTCCTGGAGATATTTCGATCTCATCGAAATCTGGTTTCCCTTTCAGTTTTGCCTTGGCCTTTGGAGGAAGGTTTGTGTTAGATTGGGCATGAGCCATTTCACCAAAAATGGGCATGATCTTCTGAATGGTTGATACATCGAAGATTCGCATTTTACCAACAGAATGAACGACTGAACCAAGATTTTCACCATTAAGCCCAGTTTTAATCATTCCAACTTCAGATAGTTTGTCGAGAAAGTTAATTGGCAGGGACCATGAAGCATCAAATGTTTTCTCTTGCGAGTGAGCTATTGACTCGTCTACTCCAATTTTTCCTTTGATAATCTTTACGTTAAGTTCAACTGATTTGTTAGATTTATCTGTATCAGAAGTGGTTTGCTTAATGCTTGTCACCACCCCAGCGTTGTGAAGTTGGGCTGTGAGAGAGCTAACTCGTACACGATCTATATAAAGAAAATCAAATAGTGAATCTATGCTTTGTTGTTCTTGCTCCATTGTTCCAATCCTCTTTAAATTTTTCCTTGTTTTTAGCAATATTCTGTTGCTTTTCATCTATTTCATCAACGATTTCAACAATCTTATCCATGGCATCATTAGGCTCGTTGGGTTTGATTTGTTTCAATAATTTTTTGAGCATGATGAATCCCCAAAGAGAACTGGTAGTCTAAATTATGTTCTCTTAACGTCGTTAAAGCAACTCCATCACCCAAACACCTCTCCAGGCTACTGGCTGGCTACCCATGCTTCCTGTACGTCTGCGGCATGCTGCCGATCACACAAGCCTCAATTTAGTTTCCACGGCTACACCAATGATCCGGCAATTCCCATTGATGGGAACCAATGGCCACTGCGGGTTCAATCCCTTGAGGTACTTTTGGTCACCATCGATGATCAGTTTTTTGAATGTAGCCTCGTTTGATTCCGATAGTTTTGCAATAACAAGGCTTCCGTTGACCGGCTCCCTACCTGTATCGAAAAGAACGTATGTACCCTCTGGTATGCTGAGCCCTACTGGGGCAGTCATGGATTCCCCCTCGACCAATAACCAGAATGCATCCCCCTGGATGTGAGCGTCTGATTCGAGCCATAGATCAATATCTTTAAGTGCATACGGCTCGCACGCTTCCGACCAATGCCCTGCCTGAATCTTGCTTAATACAGGGTATTTAATGCCTTGGGTGTACTGGCCTGCATACCTAACATTCGATGTAGCGGCAGCACTCATTGCTGAGATTTCTTTCGCAAGGCTGGGGCTAAAATCAGAGACATCTACCTGGAGGGCCCTAGCAAAAACAGCAGCCACGGCAGCATTAAGGGCATTCCTACCGTTCAGGTAATGACCAACTCCACCCTGAGAAATGTCCAGCATGTCAGCTATTGATTGCTGTGTTATCCCAAGCTCTTTTTTCTTGGCTTCATAGATAGCTTTCAGCCTTTCCGCTTCAGCGATCTGAGCTGATGTGAGTGTCTTTTTCTTTTCCATTTTCAAATATTAATACCAATGATCTTATTTTAAAAATACTTGCGGTATTGCAATGTTTAATACTTGTGGTATTGTTTGTTCATGAGTTGATAGGAGCTAACCACATGAAAATTTCTTTAGCTGAATACGTTGACGAAGTTGGACAGGCGAAAGCTGCTGATGCCATCGGCGTTCACCAGACCGCAATTAGTAAAGCTATCCGGGTGGGGCGGAAGATTTTCGTTAACACCCTGCCTGATGGAAAAATTAAGGCTGAAGAGATTAAGCCTTTCCCACATAGCAGAAATACTGATTAAACAAAGCTGAATTGAGAGGTCAGGGGGAGTCCTGACTGACTAATTAAGCCTTTCAAACAACACCAGAGGAATTATCACAGATGGAGAATGCAATAGCCCGAAAGTTAGAACCGCCAATCCTCAACCCGATTGAGATAGAAGGCATTTTGCTAAACCGCCTTTTATCCATTGGCCAGAAGGTTTTTGCAGAAATGCGGGGAGTGAGCGAGTCAACAATCAGTCGCCGGAAGAGCGAAGGGTATTACGCCGAAATGGCGAAAGAAATATCAGCGCTTGGCCTGCAGGTTGTTCCACCGGAGGCGGTGGTAGTTTCCCGCCATTACCTGCAGTCAGTAGAGACGCTTGCTGATATCGGATTACGTGCAGAGCGGTGCCGTCCAGGTCCGTTAGGGTGGGACTGATGAAGGGTACAAAAGGCGAAAGCCGCAGTGTTCGAGCACTAACGGCTTTCTACGCGAATTAACTGGATCAATTCACAGGAGTAATTATGGCAAATACTGCCGAAGTAATCAATTTCCCTGTGCCTGTCGTGGCACTACAGGAGCTGCGCGTGGCAGATCTCGACGATGGGTTTACGCGCATCGCCAATGAGCTCCTTGAAGCTGTCATGCGTGCGGGTTTGTCGCAGCATCAGCTTTTGGTGTTCATGGCTGTCATGCGCAAAACATACGGCTTCAACAAGAAATCTGACTGGGTCAGTAACGAGCAGCTCTCGGAGCTGACCGGCATTCTCCCGCATAAGTGCTCAGCTGCAAAAAGCGTCCTGGTTAAGCGGGGGATATTAACTCAAACCGGTCGTGTTATCGGGATTAATAAAACAGTCAGCGAATGGTCATCTTTACCCGTAAAAGGTAAAGAAAAAAAACCTTACCTGAAAAAGGTAACATTACCCGAATCAGGTAAGAAAAGTTTACCCGAATCAGGTAACGCCTATTACCCGAATCAGGTAAACACAAAAGACAAACATACAAAAGACAATAAAGACAATATTAATAACCCCCCTAAATCCCCCCGGGCGGTTTCGTTCGATGCGTTAGCTGTTCATTTGCCTGACTGGCTTTCTGCAGAGATCTGGTCGTCATGGGTGGCATATCGTCGCGACCTGAAAAAGCCGATCAAGTCTCAGCAGACGGTCACCCAGGCTATCAACCTGCTGGACCGCTGCAGACTGAACGGTTACGCGCCCGAAGAAATTATCAACCGCAGCATCGCCAATGGCTGGCAAGGCCTGTTTGAGCCAAATGGTGCCAAGCCTCAACCAAGTCAACAGGTGCGAGTTGCCGAAAATTTCGCAGGGAAGGATTACGGGCAGACTGAAATCCCATCATGGGCGAGGGACTGATCATGGAACTGGAAGAAAAAATCACTGCCATTGAGCGGATGCTTGATCAGCTGAGTAAGCCACCGGAAGACATCCCGAATTGCGAGGTGGTTATCGAGCGCGTCTGTTGCGAAAAGCATGGCGAGTATGAGCAGCGCAAGCGGATCCTGACCAGCAGCATCATCAATCTGCCATCACCGCCGACACGCTGCCCGGGCTGCCTGGAAGACGAACTGAATTTTCTGAAGGATGAAAAGGTTCGCTGGGATAAGCGAGTTCGCCAGCAAACTGCAGAAAGGCTGCTTCGCCAGCTGGATATACCAGAGCGCTTCTCCACGTGCACTCTGGACAGCTACAAGCCTGTTGGGAAGGATTCTGAGCGAGCACTACGGGTCTGCCAGGCCTACGCATCGAAATGGACTGATCGCCTCCAGCAGGGAGGTGGGTTGGTTATGTGTGGCAAGCCTGGTACCGGTAAAAACCACCTTGCGCTGGCCATTGCCCGCCATGTGATTGAGCACCACCAAAGCTCAGTCATTTTCACGACGGCGCTCAAGATTGCCCGGGAGTTTAAATCGACCTGGTCAAAAACAGCCACGCGCACTGAGGATGAGGTGATCAGCTACTTCACGAAGCCAGACCTTCTGATTGTCGATGAGGTTGGTGTGCAGTTTGGCAGCGAAGCCGAGAAGATGATCATGTTTGAAATCATCAACACCCGCTACGAGCGCCTGAAGCCGACGATCCTGATCAGCAACCTGCCGAAGGATGAGCTGACGCAGTTCATCGGCGAGCGCGTCATCGACCGCATGAACGACGGCGGCGGCTGCACGATTTCGTTTACCTGGGACAGCTACCGGGAGAACCGGTCATGACAGGCAAAGACGCAATTCTGAACTACCTGAAAACGCATAAAACCTGCAGCTCTCCAGATGTCGCCGCGGCTTCCGGAATGACGCATACCTGCATCAACCAGGCTGCCAATATCCTGGCAAAGCAGGGGGTACTGGTAGCGGAAGCTCGGGTGTGGCGGACGGTTTACTACCGGCTGGCCACCGAAGAAGAAATTTCAGGCAGGAAGAGCACCAATCAGATTTTCAACGAGTGTCGGCAAAGCCCGGCGATGAAGCGGGTACTGGCTGTTTACGGGAGGGCGCAGGCATGAAATTTATCAAATTAAGCCAAAGGGGAACGGTAGAGCGCCAGGGCAAATATGGCTGGGAGCCTGAAACAGTCTACGAGCCTGTATTTGTTGCCGCAGGTCACATCGTCAGCATGTTTTTCGCTGGCGTGACAATTCTGAAAATGACATCCGGAGAACGCATTGACGTGAAAGAGACCCCGGAAGAAATCATCGCCATGCTTACCGATGGAGCCGCCAAATGACTATCACACCACAGGAAGTAAACGAGCTCATCGCCACCCTGGAGAGCGCAGGCGAGCTGTCGATCAGAGAGCAGAAGTTCCTGAAGCTGGCGAAAGCGTACCAGCAGCTGGCTGCGGAGAATGTGAAAATCAAAGCTATGAACGATTGCCTATCTGAGGAACTGCGTGGTTATGAGTCTGATGGCGCTTTTGAGGGGCCGAAGATGCATCTGCTGTGGTGGCAGGTCGAAACCCCCGCCACCGATCGCATCGTAGCCGAAGCCGAGGCGCGCGGAGTTGAGAAGGCTATCGCTCACCTGGAGAAAAAGTTCAGCAATATCGGCGTGCAGATCATGAATTTGCAGTGGCTGGCAGACTCGCTGCGCGAGGGGGCCGACAAATGCTGAAGCCTAATCACATCTATATCGAGGTATCTCATAACCAGAGCGGTGGCCTATCTCTCTGCGTCAGCAATGACGACTATGGCTATCGTATTTCGGGTGACAAAGTTGGCGGGTGCAAAACGCTGGCCCGCTTTGAGGTCGACGCCGGCGAGCTTATCGAACAAATCCGCGGGCATGCAAATACAGAGGGGTCCGACAAATGAGCAAGCACCTAAAACTAACTGACGCTCAAATCTTCACGCTTCGCCGTATGTATAACGGCACACGGTATTTCATGCGCGGCGACAAACAAAAAGGTGAGCAAGATAAAATCTCCCACCGCGTTAATTGCCCCTCTATTCCGGTGCTTTTTCGTGAGGGGCTAGTGAATTGGCGTAATCCAGCGTGCAGAAAATTTGATGGCCTGTATTACAGCGTGAATTTAACCCCTTCAGGCTTCGATGCAGTCGTAGATAGAAAAACCAGCAAGGAGCGTGCAGCATGACAACTGATATCACCGAACTGGCGCAATCTGAAATTAATGATGCACTGGCCCAGCTGAAGCAGATCAGCGAATACCCCACGCCGTCTACTCAATACGCTCGAGTGCTGCGTAAATACATCCTCTCGCTGGTAGAGGCGGTGGAGAAGGCGCAGCAGCACATTGCGCGCCAGGAGCAAATTCTCCTGAATCAGGACGAGTCTCTGTCTATTCGTCGCGGTGAACTGGAGGCGGTGCAGCAGGAGCGGGAAAACTGGCGCACCAGCTTTGATAACGAGCGGTTCCGCGCAGATAAGCTCAAAGCGCACATCGATGAGATGACCGAAGAACGAAACGCCAGCATCAATGAATTAAGCCGGATTATCCAGAAAGAGGTGAAAGCGAAACGCGAAGCTGAGCAACGCATCGCCGAGCTGGAGCGCGAACAGGAGCATCTTCGCCCGGTAGGTGTGATGAGCGAGAAAGCATTTTATCGTCTTGAAAACAGCGAATGCCGCTTTATTGCGTTGTGGCCGCGCCCTGGTATCTTTTTGCCGCGCAAGCGCCCCGAGGATGGCGTGATCGTTTATGCACGTACAGTTTCCGCCGCTGGCATCAAGGTGGAGGCTGAGTGATGTGGAGAGGAACCGATCGCACCAGAAGCCAGATGATACTGACCGAGTATCGCTACGACCCTAAAGCTAAAGACTCCAAATCCGTTTACCTGGTGCGGCATAACAGCCGCATTCATCAGACTGTTCTGGAGCAGCATTTGACAATAGAGCGCGATAGTTTCGGTCGTTTCATGCCGACTATCGAACTGAAAGACTTTCCGGAAGGACTTAGCGATCGTGAGTCGATGCTTAAACTTGCCGACTGGCTGCACCGTTTAGGCGTGGCGATTGAAGATAACTGGAGCCAACCATGACCAAATCAACCATAACCAGAGAGCAGGCACAGAAAATCATTGTTGCCGCCGACGAAGTTATTACCGCACTGGCTGGTACTAACGAAGATGTTCATCCTGACGATAGCAAGAAAATGTGCGAGCTGTGGGATGACCTGAATGACAGACATGCGCCGCCAGTAGTTGTCAGGGAGTTGGCCAGCATGGCGCTGGCCGCAATGGACAGCAAGCCGGTGGCAGAAGTTTTATCTAACCGCCCAGGCAATGATACGTCGACAATTGACAGGGCGCTTCCTGTCGGCACTCAGCTCTATCGCCACGCGCAGCCAGCGCCGGAACGTGAGCAGGTACGCAGCGAGCACGCAGAGTGGTCACAGGCAACATTCGGTAATGTCGGTCCGGTTGGCCCGCTGAAGCACCTCAGCAAAGAAGCACTGGAAGCCGCTGCCGAGCCTGGCGACCTGTCGGAGTGGGCTGATATGCAGTTCCTGCTGTGGGATGCGCAGCGTCGTGCAGGCATCACTGATGAGCAGATTACGCAGGCAATGATTGAAAAGCTGGCAGTCAATAAACAGCGTAAATGGCCGGAGCCGAAAGACGGAGAGCCGCGCCTGCACATCAAAGAGCAGCCAGCGCCGGTAGCGCCAGCCGTATCGGATGATATCGGTGAAATCCGCGTCGGTCGCCTGCCTACAATGAATCAGGATGATTACCCCGGTCTGGGTGATTGGTGGGTTCAACTTCGCATTGGTGAGGATTCTGACGAGGTATTGGCGCGTGTTTATGGTGCTACGCCACAGGAGGCGAACAACCGGGCTGAAGCATTAGCCTGCCGCGCCGCCATGCTTCAGACTGCTCCCGCTCATCCTTTTCCGGATAAGGGTCACAGATGGAGTTATGGGCTAATTCATCCTGAAAATTGCCAGTGTATCGAATGTCGTTCAGCCAGACTCAACGGAGGTAAGTCATGAAAGACCATGAAATCCGCGAGCTGGTCAACCAGTTGCGCGATATCGCTATCGAGTACCACGGCACGCAGCAGTTACGTGAACGCATTGCCAGAGCTGTACGCGCCGCCATGCTCGCAGCCGCCCCGCATGATACCCCCGCTCTGAACTCGGTGCAGAGCGTCGTTACCGTGCCGGGTAAATGGATTCCGGTAAGCGAGCAGATGCCGCCCAGTCGTCATGAGGTATTGGTCGGGCGTTGGTGGGGAGAGAAGCCGCGGTGGTGTTGCAAATGGGCAACGTATATCCCTGGCCACCCTGATTCGCAGAGTAGCGGCTGGTTGATCCCCGGCGCGTCATGGACACCAACTCACTGGATGCCGCTGCCGGCAGCGCCGCAGGAGGTGAAATGATGCCGTACTTCTTCCTGATTTTCGTCATCAGCAGCCAATCATCGAATATGCAGGTGGTTCCTATGCAGAGTATGGAGCAGTGCAAAGCAGCCATTAAGGCGATGAAAGTTGCAGATGATAAGAGGTCCTGGGATGACGTTTCGCCAAGCGTAGACAATATTCAATGCGTAGAGGTGAAAGGTGCCTAAATCCCCCGCAGAACGCAAAGCCGCGCACCCATCCAGTTGATGCTATATAATCCCCTCCACAGCAGAGGGGATTTTTATGACAAACAAAAAAATGACACCTGCCGAAAAGCTCAAAGCATCGCGGAAGCGGTATAAAAAAATCTGGCTTCAACTGGATATCGCTAACGCCAAGCGATTTGGCGAGAAAGAAGTGCTTTCAGTTGACACCTACAGATCGCCCTATGAAACGCGCAAGAAAAGAGGGAGGACAGCGGATTGACTACATCATCTTGGAACATTGCAGCCAAATCGAAAGACGAACAGGACAAGGTTAACGTTGACCTCGCCGCGTCCGGCGTAGCCTACAAAGAGCGCCTGAACATGCCAGTTGTCGCCGAAGTGGTAGTCAGAGAGCAGCCCGAGCATTTACGCGAGTATTTCATGGAGCGCGTCCGCTACTACCGCGAGCAGAGTATCCAGCTACCCAAGGCATCCGATCCGCGCTATCTCGAAATGGCTGAGCAGAACGCCAAGAAATAGCGATTTTCTCGTATATGCTCATTTTGCTTTTATCCCCGGGAAGGGCGATAATTACCTCGTCAGCCTGAGCAACTGACACGATTATCCGGCGCCAAGTGGGGACACATGGCGCAAACACTGCAATTTGAGAAGAGTTACCAAAACGTACTGATTCCCGCAGAGCCGGGAACCAGCGAATACCTGCAACTTATCCCCGTAGGGCAACTGCTTTGCGGTGAGTTCCGCAAGCCCCGGAATTACGCATTCCACAAGAAGTTCTTCAAGCTTCTGACCCTCGGGTATCACTACTGGACGCCTTCCGGTGGACTCATTGAGCCCGCGGAGCGCACCCTCATATCCGGGTTTATCGACTTTCTCTCATCCGACTTCGATCGGCGCGCTGCACTCCAGAACGCCGCGGAGATGTATCTCTCCTCGGTCGGTATCTCCCGTTCCCGCGATATGGCGCTGCTGAAACACTTCGAATCCTTCCGCGAGTGGGCAACCATTCAGGCTGGCTTTTACGACGAATACCAGATGCCTGACGGTAGCCGTCGTCGTGTCGCAAAGTCGATCTCCTTCGCCAGCATGGACGACAGCCAGTTCAACGGCGTCTACAAATCAGTGCTGAATGTGCTCTGGAACTACATTCTGCGTCGCAAGTTCCACTCGCCGGCTGAGGCTGAAAACGCCGCCAGTCAGCTGCTGAGCTTTGCGGGGTGATGGCTATGCAATGTCTTCTCGCCAAAGTAATGGAACGCGGTATCTTCCGCGTGCCGGCGCGCCGCAAACGCAAGGTCGAAGTTAAGCCTTCCGATATCCCCACCTTTCACTATACGGCTCACCTGGCAGATGTCCGCTGGCTGCGCCGCGCTGCCCGGAGGAAAAGCCATGGCTGATTTACGCAAAGCAGCTCGCGGTCGCGAATGTCAGGTTCGTATCCCTGGCGTCTGCAACGGCAACCCTGAGACCACGGTATTGGCCCATATCCGCATTGCTGGATTGTGCGGGACCGGAATTAAGCCGCCTGATCTGATCGCCGCTATCGCCTGTTCATCCTGTCACGATGAAATAGACCGCCGCACGCGCCTGGTAGATGCGGAGTATGCGAAAGAGTGCGCACTGGAGGGAATGGCCCGAACGCAGGTTATCTGGATGAAAGAGGGGCTGATAAAAGCATGAACCAATATCGCATTTCATTACCCTGGCCACCAAGCAATAACCGCTACTACCGACACAATCGCGGGCGCACTCACATCAGCGCGGAAGGGCAGGCATACCGCGACAGCGTCGCCAGAATCATCAAAGACTCGATGCTTGATATCGGCCTGTCCACGCCACTGAAAATCCGTATTGAGTGCCACATGCCGGATCGCCGGCGCCGTGACTTGGACAACCTGCAAAAGGCTGCATTCGATGCTCTGACGAAATCAGGTTTCTGGCTTGATGACCAGCAGGTTGACTACTACAGCGTGAAGAGAATGCCAGTCGTCAAAGGTGGGCGGCTTGAGCTGACCATTACCGAAATGGAGTCCGCATGAACCACGACGTTATCGAACGCATCCGCGACCGCTGGCAAAAGCTCCGCCTCTGCAGGCACCGCGGCACCGTTTTGGTTGACTACCGCATATTGAGAAATTTCGTTCGCATCTATCAGACCCTGGGAGAGACAGCATGAACCTCGAATCTATCGCCAAATACTTCGCGCCTAAATCACCAATGCTGAGCGACTCGCCACGGGCTACTGCATCGGATGGTCTAACCGGCACTGACATCATGGCCGCTCTTGGGCTGGTAAATGCTAAGTGCGGATTCGGCTTCGACCTCTATCTGGCAAAGATCGGGGTAAGCACACCAGACCGAGCAATGGAGCTACTTTATGAATCAGCAGAGCGATTATCAATCCGCTTTAACATCGTTTCAGAACTCAGCCAGGACGTTCGCAAAAGAGTTCTCGAAGTTCTGTGTGCTTTTGCATACCAGGATTACACGCGAAGTGCTGCCAGCGTTAGAAAATGCACTTGCTGCGATGGGACTGGCTTCACAGAGGCCCAGGTGTTCACCAATAAATGCTCATATCCGTGGGGCAAGCCACCTTATTGGGCAAAGATGTCCCGAGCGGTTCGCCCAAGCCACTGGGAGTGCTGGAGCGAAGTGCGCGAAGTGGTCAAAGTTAAATGCTCAGCCTGTAACGGAAAGGGTGCTATCAGCAATTCGTGTCGCTGCAATGGGAAAGGAAAGGTACTGGATAAAGAGGCCAGCGAGCGCCTTGGCCTACCGGTAATGAAGGTATGCGATCGCTGCAGCGGAAGAGGTTATGCGCGCATGAAGTTTTCGACGGTGATGGAAGGGGTAAGGGCCGTGGCTGACATTAAGAAAACGGCAGCTTATGAGCAACTGAAACCGTTCTTCGAGGAACTGGTATCCGAGTGTCACAAACAGGAGTCCTACGCTGATGTCATTCTCTCTAGGGTGACGAAATAATGAATATTTTCTATGAAAATATAATTTTGTGGAAAATAGTTATTGCAATCTCCGGAAAAACTGGTTAGATTCATCCCTAACGCTGGGAATCCGTTCAGTCGTTCCGAAGCAAAAAATTCAAGCCCGAGGTTAACGCCTTGGGCTTTTTTATGCCTGCGATCCGGTCAGGGCTCTTGGGTAAAGACGTGCTGCACGACTCGTCGACACCCGCCGCGCAGAGTCCTGAGCCAGATTGCAGGTCACAACAGGTAAGAGCATTGAGCCGATAATCGTGAAGAGTCGGCGTGCCTGGTTAGCCAGTGCTCTTTCCGTTGTGGTGAATGCGCGGGCTGACGCGCAGTGAAAAATTAACGTATCGAGTGTGGGTGACATAACGAGTTAGGGCTGAATTCTTAGTCATCAGCGCGTCCAGTCCAACGATAAAAGCCGGAGATCAGCACCGGCCACCACAACCTCATCCCTCTACCTTGGGACCATTACGGCTACCGAGCCGTCACTTTTTACCCTTGGTATTTCTTCCCGCCTTGAGCGGGTTTTTTATTTTCAGGGTCCGGGAATCACCCTCGACGCTTTGTTGGTAAATCAGCCCGACGGCCCTGACCTTCTCACACACAGCTTCCCGATCTTTCATCGGAGGCGGTAACTATGGCTAAACGTATGCAAGACAAAGAGAGCATTGCCGGGATGTCCTGGCTGGTTCTGCTGATCATTGCTTGCTGGGGTGGACTTGTCCGCTACCTGATAGATGTGAAGCAGAGCAAGGCAACATGGAGCTTGATCAATGCTCTTGCCCAAATGGTGGTTTCAGGGTTTACCGGCGTTATTGCTGGCCTGGTGAGCATTGAAAGCGGACTGAGCATTTACATGATTCTGGCAACCGCGGGGATAAGCGGCGCGATGGGCTCCGTAGCGTTGACCTATTTCTGGGAGCGCCTGACGGGGATTAAAGATGCAAATCAGTAATAACGGTATCGCGCTGATTAAGCGATTTGAGGGTTGCAGGTTAACTGCATATCCAGACCCGGGCACAGGTGGTGATCCCTGGACGATTGGCTACGGCTGGACAGGGAAAGTAGACGGTAAGCCTATCAAGCCCGGAATGAAGATTGATGACGCAACGGCTGATCGTCTGCTGCGCACTGGCGTGGTGAGCTTTGACCAGGCGGTAGGCAAGATGCTCAAAGTATCTGTGACCCAAAACCAGTACGACGCGCTTGTGTCGCTGGCCTACAACATCGGTACGCGGGCGCTATCCACATCAACGCTGATGAAGAAGCTGAATGCAGGTGATGTGAAAGGCGCAGCTGATGAGTTCCTTCGCTGGAACCGGTCAGGCGGCAAGGTAATGGCTGGGTTAACGAATCGCCGTAAGGCAGAGCGTGAGGTATTTCTCTCATGAAACTCGTTGATGACTGGAAAAGCGCATGGCGCTGGTTCTCCATGCATGCACTGGTGCTGGCCGGGATTATTCCCACCGTGTGGGCAGAGCTACCGCCAGACCTCAAGACCGCAATCCCGCCAGGAGCGATGGGCACCATTACAGCGGTGATTGCTGCCTGTGGCGTTGTGGGCCGCCTGGTTAGCCAGAGTAAGCCGCAATGACTGCCGAAGCCATTCTGGCTCTGGTGAAAAGGTTCTGGTTGCCGGTGCTGGTTGGTTTGCTTGGTGGCGCACTGGCCATCGCTGCCAGCCATTACAAGGAAAAGGCAGAGCACGAAGCAACCCGCGCCGATAACGCAGAGCTCAACCTGAAGCTGGCGAACGCCACCATCACCGACATGACAACCCGCCAGCGTGACGTCGCTGCGCTTGATGCCAAATACACCGGAGAACTGGCAGATGCTAAAGCCACTATCGATCAGCTTGAGCGTGATGTTGCTTCTGGCAAGCGCAGGCTGCAGCTCAACGCCAGATGCCCCGCGAACGGAGCGCCCAGCGCCGGCGGCATGGTCGATGCTTCCGGCCCCCGACTTACTGACTCCGCTGAGCGGGATTATTTCACCCTCAGAGGGCGGATCATCACCATCACCGGGCAAGTGAGCTACCTGCAGGAATATATCCGCACGCAGTGCCTGAAATAGGACATTACAGAGCCACTTCCAGAGGTGGCTCGATAATGTCACAACGAGGTAAGCCATATGCGCACTACTGGAAATCTGACGGCGGAAATTACGTTTCGCCCATACATGAAGCCGCTGCTCATCCTTTCGGTGCTTATGCGCTGGGGCTGGCTCACTAAGAAGTGTATCCGGATTGGCCCTGTAATTGGCAAGCAGGCGTAATTATAAAGTTCTGCAAATGGTGCATTAAAAGCGCCATTGACAGAGTTTTATATAAGTTTGTTGATGCCTGGTTGTCGAAATCACCGAGCAAGTATCTTCGGTGCATAGAGGATTGTTCTGCATGACTGAAAATGACAATCGCAGACCATACCCTCCCGTCAACTTCACTGGCGAAAACTGGCTGCCATATACCCGGCTGATCCCTGCTGCCGAAATCGGCGAATGGGTAAATCAGAACATCCTCTCTGAAGACGGGCGAATCCATAACCCTGACCATACGCACTTGCTAGACGCTGATGTCGCGTACATGTGGGCCTCTGGCTCATTCGCCAAAAGCGGGAGCATTGTGCTGGGTCAGTGTGAGCAGGTAATGATGCGTGTCGGCGGCTGGCAGAAAGCCCGAATGGAGCAGCAGATGCATGAATGGTTCGGTCGTATACCGAAGTTCATCATCACTCTGGCTGCTGACTACTGCGAGCAATGCAACGATCTGGAGTTCTGCGCACTGGTAGAGCATGAGCTTTACCACATCGCCCAGGCTACCGATGACTATGGCGCGCCGAAGTTCAACAAAGAGACCGGTATGCCGGTGCTCAAACTTCGCGGCCATGACGTCGAGGAATTCGTCGGCGTTGTCCGGCGTTACGGCGCCAGCAAAGACGTGCAGGAAATGGTGGATGCGGCGAACAGGCCGGCGGAGGTTGCTCATATCGATGTTGCCAGAGCTTGCGGGACGTGCATGCTGAAACTGGCGTGATTTTATACTGCTTTATACGGACGGTGGGTTATGGCTGCACTAAAACCAGAAGTGAGAGCCTTTATCGTTCAAGAGCTCGCTTGCTTTGATACGCCGTCCCAAATCGTCGAGTCCGTACAAAAAGAATTCAAGGTTCAGGTGACGCGCCAGCAGGTGGCATCGCATGACCCGACAAAGGCGGCAGGGAAAGGTTTGGCTCAAAAATGGGTCGACCTTTTCAACCGCACCCGCGACCGATTCCTCAACGAAATTTCCGACATCCCGATCGCCAACAAAGCCTACCGCCTGCGAGTCCTGCAGCGAATGTCTACGACTGCCGAAGGTATGAAAAACCTCGGCATGACAGCTCAGTTACTGGAGCAGGCGGCAAAAGAGGTTGGCGACGCCTACAGCAACAAGCAAAAGGTCGAGCTGACCGGTAAAGACGGCGGCCCGCTGAATCAGGTGACGTACACCGCTGAAGACTATGCGAAGGCCCAGCAGAAGCTGGAGGGAAGGTTAGAAGGGCTTGACTGATATGAGCGGAATTATCGAATGGGATGACCTGTCATTCCCGGAGCGCGTGATCATCCGTTCAAAGTCTACGAAGTCATTCCTGAACTTCACCCGGATATGGTTCGAGCTGATTCAGGGCGACCGGTTGCTGGTTAACTGGCATCACCGCCTGATGGCTTCGAAAATTGATGATCTGCTTGCCGGGCGCCTTGTTCCGCGAAACCTGATTATCAACATCCCGCCCGGCGGTACGAAAACTGAGTTCTTCTCCATCCACTTCCCGGCTTATGTTAACGCCCTGGTGCAGGAGAAGCGGCTTAAACGCTTTCGCAACCTGAATATCTCTTTTGCTGACACGCTGGTAAAGCGTAACAGCCGGCGCACCCGCGACATTATCGCCAGCCGTGAATATCAGGAGTTCTGGCCCTGCTCGTTTGGTGTCAACCAGGCGGAAGAGTGGGAGATAAAGGACGAGCGAGGGCGCTCTATAGGCCAGACGGTATCGCGCTCAAGCAACGGGCAGATCACCGGTGGCCGTGGTGGATACTACGGACCAGAGTTCTCCGGCATGGTGATGCTAGACGACTACAACAAGCCGGTGGACATGCTCAGCGAGTCCCGACGCAAAAGCGCGAATACGCTGCTGGTAAACACCATCCGCTCACGTCGCGGCGATAAGTCGAAAGAGCACCCGACTCCGTTTGTGAGCATTCAGCAGCGCCTGCACACCGACGACGCAACGGGCTTCATGCTTGCCGGCGGAATGGGGGTGCCGTTTCACCATGTCGCCATACCGGCCATGATCGACGAGAAGTACATCCAGTCGCTCGATGAGCCATGGCGTTCGCTTTGCTGGGAAACGGTCAAAGATACCGATTCTGTGGTCGTTGGTGGCGTTCGCTACTGGTCCTACTGGCCGCAGATGGAAGACGTCAACGACCTTCTGCAACTGTGGGAAAAGGACCGCTACACCTTCCTGTCGCAATACCAGCAAAACCCGATGGCGCTGACAGGCGGGATTATCGACACCAGCTGGTTCAGAACGTACACCACGCTGCCGAAGCTTACGCACCGCGCCGTGTACGTCGATACGAACAGCGGGAAGGTAGAAGACTGGCTGGATTACACCGTGTTTACGCTGGCTGGCATGGGCGTGGACGGGAATCTGTACATCATCGACGTCGTTCGCGGCCGGTGGGACCCGGAAGACCTCCTGAAGAAAGCGGAAGAGGTTTGGGAAAAATGGCGCCTGTCTGGCTCCATGCGGGTCATGCCGCTGCGTCATATGGCCATTGAAGAGAAGCAGGCCGGACAGGGCCTCATCACCACTCTGAAAAAACGTAGCCAGACCCCCGGACAACTCGCCATCCCGGTGAGGGAAATCCCACGCGGCACCGGGCAGAACAAGCTCGTTCGCTGCCTTAACGTCATCCCCCAAATCAAAACCGGGAAAGTGTTTGTCCCCGCCACGCACACCGACGACGGACAGAAGCTTTCCAGCATCTTCTACGAGGACGGCACGATCGCAGGCTCAACGGAGTGGGTTCTGACGGCGATGACGGAATGCGCTGCTTTCTCCGCTGATGACAGTCACGACAACGACGACATCCTCGATACCTGGATGGACGCAATCGACGACAACCTGATTTCCGGCCCGCAGCCGATGGTTATCGACCCGAATCAACTCAGGAGAATTTAAGTGTGGTGGTTTAAAAAGAAAGAAGTCGCCGCGCCTGAGCCGGCAAAAGAACCGGAAGCGCCGAAGGTCGGGATCAGGCCAGAGGCCGTGGCCGAAGTCCGTGCATTACCGAAAAGAGAGTTTCAGCGCTACGAACCGCCGAAAGGGGTCATCCCCGAGGCTATCAAAAGCGCCATTCTGGCAATGGACTCCACGCCTTACGATGCTCTCAATGCTGTGTATGGCGGCTACGGCTACGGTGACTTTGATAGCTTCCCTGGCTATCCGTACCTGGCCACGCTGGCGCAAAAGCCTGAATATCGCAAGATGGTTGGCACCATCGCGGAAGAAATGACCCGCAAATGGATAAAGCTCAAAACTGTCGGCGATGAAGACAAGGCGGATCGGGTAAAACAGCTCGAAGAGGCCATGAAGCGGTTTAAGGTGCGCGAGCGCTTTAAAGAAGCCGCAGAACACGATGGCTACTTTGGCGGCGGCCAGATTTACATCGACGTTCGTTCTCCACGGGGCATCTCCGCATGGATGGACGACAACGAGTTGCAATCGAAGCTCTTCATGAGCGACAAGAAGATCACGAAAGGCAGCCTGCAGGGGTTCAGGGTCATCGAGCCTATATGGACCTATCCGGGGATTTATAACTCCGACAACCCGCTGAGCCCGGATTTCTACAAGCCGACGCAGTGGTTTGTCATGGGTCGGACCGTACATGCAAGCCGGATGATTGATTTCGTCTCGCGGCAGGTCCCTGATCTGCTGAAAGCATCGTATAACTTCCGCGGCCTGTCTCTTTCACAGATTGCCGAGCCTTACGTCAATAACTGGCTTCGCACCCGCGACAGCGTCAGCGACATGATCCACTCGTTCTCTGTTCCGGTAATCGGAACAAATATGAGCACGATTCTGCAGGGCGGCGCAGCTGATGACCTTCTTGCAAGGCTTGATGTCTTCAACCGATGCCGCGATAACCGTGGCGCATTCGCTAAAGACAACAACCCTACCCAGCCAGAAACGGTTGAGTTCGTTAACGCCCCGCTTAACGGTCTCGATGCCCTGCAGGCACAGTCGCAGGAGCACATGTCAGCGGTTTCGAGCATCCCGCTCGTCAAACTGCTGGGCATTACTCCAAATGGCCTTAACGCAACGTCTGACGGCGAAATCCGCGTTTTCTACGACTACATTCACGCCCTGCAGCAGTCTGTTTTTAAAGACAACCTGAAGCGTGTGATGGACATCATTCAGCTCTCTGAGTTCGGCGACATTGACGATGGCATAACCTTCGACTTTGAGCCGCTGTACGAAATGAGTGCTAAAGAGCGGGCGGAAATTCGAAAAGTAGACGCGGACACAGACGCTGTCTATGTAGGCGCCAGCGTGCTCTCTGGCAACGAAGTCCGCGAAAAAATCGCCGGTGACCCGGACTCGCCCTATCACTCTCTGGACCTGAATGATGACCTCGAAATCGAAGACGACTACGACGAAGAGGAAGAAACAGACCCTGACGATAAGGGCGGTTCATCCTAACGCTGGCGTTGAAGCATGGTACCGCCGACAGCTTGATAAGCAGGTGCAGGAAATGCAGGCGTCTGTTGTCTACTGGCTGTCGGCAAACTATCGGGCCAGCGGCGCGGCTGTTGCCATGGATGCATCACCTGCAGTGATGATGCGTAATGCCATGCAGAAACTGTCTAAGCGCTGGACGCGGCGGTTTGATGACATGGCGCAAAAGCTGGCCGACAGGTTCGCTAACGACGCCATGAAAAACGCGGATGCGTCACTGACCACAGCCTTCAAAGATGCGGGGTTTACTGTCGAGTTCAAGATGACCTCGCAGATGAATAACGCTCTTCAGGCGACCATCTCCGAGAATGTCGGCCTTATCCGATCCATACCCGAGAAGTATTTCACCGAGGTGGAAGGGCTGGTTATGCGGTCGGTAGCGCGTGGGCGCGACCTGTCCTATCTCACCGATGAACTCCAGAAGCGATACGGGATTACCCGGCGCCGTGCGGCGTTCATTGCCCGAGATCAGAACAACAAGGCCACCTCAGTCGTTCAGTCTGCGCGACAGCAGGCGCTAGGCATTACCCAGGGAATATGGAAGCACTCCCATGCAGGTAAAAAGCCTCGCCAGTCCCATGTAAAAGCCAATGGCAAGCTGTTCGACCTATCGGAAGGGATGCTCATTGATGGCGAGCATATCATGCCAGGTGAGTTACCAAATTGTCGTTGCACCTGGGAGGCTGTCATTCCAGGGCTTTCAAAACAGGATTGAGCAATGAACCCCACAGAGTGCTTAGCTTTCGATCGCGCCTCTGTGCGCACCATCGACGCAAATGGCCGCCTTCAGATTTCACGAACGAATATCAGCAAGGCAAACGTCAACGCCTACTACGGACGAGAGATACCAGGAAGCGAAGAGCTTGGACTCGAACCCAACAAACTTTACCGGCTTTGGCGCCACCCGGACGAGCTCCGGAAAGCAGCCAAAACCTTCAATAACATCCCCGTGCTCAGCAAGCACATCCCCGATTTTCCCACCGATCCGCCCAATGAATTTCGTGTTGGCGTGACGCACTCCAATGCGGAGTTTGACGGAACGTATCTCACGGTTGGTATGTCGATCTGGGATAACAGCGCGATTGCTGGAATTGAGAGCGGAGAGCAGCGAGAGCTATCTGCATCGTACAAGTACGTCGCAGACATGACCCCGGGTGTCACCCCTGACGGCGAGCCTTATGACGGCGTTATGCGTGACATTTTCGGAAACCACGAAGCGCTGGTCCCTGACGGCCGCGCAGGGCCAGATGTACTGGTCGCAGATTCATTACCACCGGAGCTTAATCACATGCGTAAACATAAGGTAGCGGCGATCCGCGCCACCCTTAAGCCACTTCTGGCGCAGGATGCAGATCTGGAGGCAGAAGTCCGCAAAGCTCTTCTGGCTCTTGATGAGGCCGAAAAGGAAGACGAAAAAGAAAACAAAACCGCCGACGACGAAGACGACGACGAGAAGGATAAGAAAAAAACGGCGGACGATGAGGACGATGAAGAAGACAAGGACAAGAAGAAAACCGCCGAAGATGAAGACGATGAAGAAGACGACAAAGTCTCTAAAACGGCGATGGACTCTGCGATTCGCCTGGCGGCCGATAGCGCAACTAAAAAGGCTGCGGAAAACTTCCGGAAAATCCGTGAAGCCGAGCAGGTTGTGCGCCCGCTGATCGGCGACGTCGTTGCCATGGACTCAGCCGAAGATGTCTATCGCACCGCGCTTGAACAGAGCGGTGTGGATATCGCCGGCGTTCACCCGTCCGCTTATCCGGCGCTGGTCAAAATGGCGATCAGCCAGAAAGAAAATTCACGCCCTGTCATTGCGCAGGATTCCGCTTCCGTCAGTGAGTTCGAAAAAGCATTCCCGACCGCTGGCAAACTGAAACGAGGTTAACATGGCAGGTTTTCAGACACGAATTAACCAGTATCCGGCCCCCGGCGTCGAAGGGGCCTTTGCTGGCACCAACCCTCACGCGACCTATCAGGCTGGCGAGGGCGCTCTGGTTGCTGGCAATGGCGGCCTGGCTGTCGGCCGCTTTGCCTGGGCTGTTGACGGTGTGGCTTCTAATGCCGGTAGCGGTGTTCCGTCTGGCTTTGTCCATCGTGATGGGCAGGCGTCGATCACCATCTGGCTGGGTCAGGCATCCATGCTTATCCAGCCCGGCCGCGAAATCACCCTGATGGTTGCCGGTGACTTCTGGGCCAAAACGTCAACCGCTGCCACCCGCGGGCAGAAGGTTTTTGCATCCCTGACCACCGGTGAGGTGCAAGTCGCCGCAGCCGGCGCGACCGTGGCCGGTTTTATCGAGACCGCATTCTATGCCGCAAGCGATTGTGACGCTGGCGAGTTGGTCAAAATCAGCACCTGGAGCAAGTAATGAACGAATTTCAGCGACACTACGCCGCAGCCAGCGGGAAATATGGCATTGTGCTGCCCGGCGCGAAGGACTACCTGAAGCCGGAGTTTGCGGAGAATTTCGCGCTGGCGATGGATGCCCAGCCGCAAATGGTTACTGCGAATAACGCCGGTATCCCGGCCTACTTCACGAACTACGTTGATCCGGAACTTATCCGCGTTCTCGTAACGCCGATGAAGGCCGCAGAGATTATCGGTGAAGTGAAAAAAGGCGACTGGACGACGCTGACCTCGCAGTTCCCGATCGTCGAGTCGACTGGTGAAACCAGCGCTTACGGCGACTTCAACAACAACGGCATGACGTCCGCCAACGTTAACTGGGTGCCGCGCCAGTCGTTCCATTATCAGACTCACACCCGCTGGGGTGAGCGCGAGCTGGACATGTACGGCGCCGGGCGTATCGGCTATGCCGCCGAGCTTAACGTGGCCTCTGCGCTTGTGCTGAACAAATTCCAGAACAAGTCCTACTTCTACGGCATCGCCGGGCTGGAAAACTACGGCCTGCTCAACGATCCGTCTTTGAGCGCTCCGGTGACGCCGGCGGCGACTGGTTCCGGCGGTGGAGTTACCTGGGCAACGAAAGACGGGCAAGCCGTATATGACGACATTTCCGGTCGTCTCTATAAGCAGCTGGTCTCTCAGACCAAAGGCCTTGTAGAGCGTACCGATCGCATGGTGCTCGGTATGTCTCCGGAAATGGAAGTCAACCTGACCAAGACGAACCAGTACAACGTGAACGTCACCGATCAGCTGAAGAAAAACTTCCCGAACATGCGTATCGAAACCGCTGTTGAATACAGCACCGACGCAGGCGAGCTTGTGCAGCTGATTGTTGAGCGTCTGGGTGAGCAGGACACCGCTTACGCAGCGTTCACCGAGAAGATGCGCGCCCACGCTGTCGTGGTGGAAGAGTCTTCCTGGCGGCAGAAAAAATCCGGTGGCACCTGGGGTGCAATCATTCGTCAACCGCTGGGCATTGCCAGCATGATCGGGGTGTAACATGGCCGAAACAGTAACTGTAGGATGCAAACTGCCGAACGGCCTGATCCTGGAGCAGGGCGAGTACAAAGTGGAGCTTAACGGCTCCAACTCCTCTCTCGTTGTCGGCGGCTACGGCCTGACCGAAAACGTGGACAAGGAAGCCTTTGAGGCGTGGCTGGCAGTACATGCTGATCAGCCCTACGTTCGCAAAGAGCTGGTGTTTGCCCAGGCGAAAACCAGCAGCGCCCAGGCGAAAGCGAATGAAAACGCTTCGGAGAAAACTGGTCTGGAAGGTCTGGATCAGAACAACCCGGCTCCGGGCATTGAGAAGGCGGACAAAAAATAATGGCGATCGTTGTCTTTGATGTTGCCGCATTTCGTGAGCGTTATCCGGAGTTCGATGCCGTAAGTGAAACGCTGCTTAATGCGTACTTCACGGAGGCAACGATTTACCTGAATAACACGGACAGCAGCCCGGTAAAAGATATCTCTATCCGGGCTCTTTTCCTGAACATGCTGGTTGCGCACATTGCGGCGCTAAATTCAGGCGTAAACGGCGAAAAGGCTTCTGGTCTGGTTGGCCGTGTGGCAAGCGCATCGGAGGGGTCAGTGTCAGTATCAGCTGACGCAGGGCCCTCAAGCGAAAGCTCCTGGTGGTATAAGCAGACTACTTACGGGTCAGCTTACTGGGAGGCCACAAAGCCTTACAGGACCGGTTTTTATGTCCCTGGCTCATCCCCTTCAATGTACCCGGGCCATTATAACCGTCGTTCATTCATCCGGAGGTAGCTATGGATGGAATGTCAGGCGGCGATAAGCTGATGGAGCACCTGCAGTCTATCGCAAAGGGGCTGTCCTCTGGCGATGATTTGAAGGTGGGGTTCCTTGAGGGGGCTAAGTACCCCGACGGGACGCCGGTAGCACTTGTGGCAGCCACTAACGAATTTGGCGGCACTGTAAAAATCCCTGCGCATACCCGGGATTTGAACTTTTACGTTCGCCGTGACGGCGTTTCGCGATTCGCAAAGCCATCAAAGGCCAATTTCGCGCAGTCAGTAATGATACCCGAGCATATCGTTACGATCCCATCCAGGCCGTACTTCAGGAAGACCATTTCTGAACATGGTCCGGAGTGGGGCGGAGAGCTCGGGAAACTCATGAAGGCAAACGATTTTGACGCCAGCAAAAGCCTGGCGCTGATGGGGGAGCGGATCAAGGGGCAGATTCAGTCGTCAATCATCGCCTTTTCTGAACCGCCGAACGCAAAAAGCACGGTCGACAAAAAAGGGTTTAATGACCCGTTAATCGACTCGGCCCACATGCTGAACTCGGTCGACTACGAGGTGAAAGAGTGAATCTTCATTCCATAGTGCGAGGCGCCATTAGTGCGGTTAATCCTCGCGTCGAGGCGCAGATTTACCGCTCGATCGGACCAATCAAAAACCCGGATTACTCGACCTCTCCAGGTTTCGCGCCGCCGGTAACGATGATGGTGCAAAAGCAGGCGCTGAGTCAGGCTGATATCAGGCACATGGATAACATGAACATCCAGGGTGTGCTGGTCAGCATCTGGACAGATGGCAACTGGTGTGGGATTAACAGGGAGCGGCAGCAGGGCGGCGATAAGTTCGTTATCGGCAATGAAACATGGCTGGTTGTGGATGTGCCTGAAATCTGGCCGGACTGGACGAGGGTTATCGCATGTCAACAATTGACGTAGGCCTGCAGGTCACTGAAAGCGATCTGTTTAAGGCGACTGGCGATTTCCTTTCTGTCCTCTTCCCGAACGCAGAGATCACGCAGACTCAGCAAAATCAGACCCCCATGCCGAAAGGCGGTTTCATTACTATGACACCGCTTTTTCTGACGGACCTCTCAACCAGTGCTGTCAATTACGAGTATGACGGCGTTAGCGATTACGGGCGGGCAGAACTTCGCCGCGTTGATGAATGGCAATGTCAGCTCGATTTCTACGGAGATCAGGCGCAAAACAATGCCACCATCTTTTCGCGCATTGCCCGCTCCGAATTCGCATGCACCTGGTTCAGGGAAAACGCAAATGTCCTGGTACCGCTTTATTCCGGCCCCCCGCGGCAAACCTCGATGATCAACGGCGAGAAACAGTGGGAATCCCGCTGGACGCTTGAATTCCATGCAAACCCGCTGATTGTCGTCAGCGTTCCTCAGCAGTTTATGACAGGCGCAGATGTGATATCGCAGCCGGTCGACGTGAGATTTCCTCCGGAGAAATAATAAATGGCAATTTCGCTATCAAAAATCGCCCAGATGCTTCCCGGCGTACTGAAGGCGACAGGGACGGCTATTGATCTCAATGGCCTGTTCCTGACCGACAGCGCATACGCGCCGGTTGGTGCAGTACCCTCATTTTCCAGTGCGGATGAGGTAAAGGCGTACTTCGGCAGCGCGTCGATTGAGTACACCGCCGCAGTGCTGTATTTCGCCGCATTCACCGGTAAAACACAGATGCCTGGCAAGCTGTATTTTAGCCGATTCAATACCGCAGCAGTGGCGGCATTCCTTCGTTCCGGATCGCACGCCGCGACCACGCTGGCACAGCTCAAGTTGCTTTCTGGTACGTTGACTCTGACAGTTGACGGCACGGAGGAGACTTCTGCGGCTATCAACCTCAGCGGCGCCACCAGTTTTGATAACGCGGCAGAGCTGATTGAAACCGGTATTGGTTCCTCGGTTGTAGTGACCTGGGATAGCGTGCTGAAGAAATTCATCATCACCTCTGCCACCACAGGCGTGGATAGCACCATTACCTTTGCCGATGAAGGTACGCTGGCCACAGGCCTTAAACTGACCGAAGCGACTGGCGCGGTGATCTCTCAGGGTGCGGCGCCGGCAGTGGTTGACGATATCTTTACTGCCATTCTGGCCAAAGAGCAGGACTGGGTAACATTCTCCACGACATTCGCTGTCACCAAAGACCAGGCTAATGCGTTTGCGCTCTGGACAAACAGCCAGAACCACCGCTTTGCCTATGTCCCATGGGACGCATCAGGAACGGCAATCGTGGCGGGCAGCTCGAATGCACTGGTGTACGACATCATCAACACCTACGCCTATAACGACACCTGCCCGGTGTATGGTTATCCGAACCACGCAGCAAACGCTATGGGGTTTGTGGCTGCGCTGAACTTCACGCAGGCCAATGGGCGCTGTTCTCTGAATGGTCGTCAGGTGTCCGGCCTGCTGCCGATGATCAGTAACGATACTGATTACGAGGCGGCCAAGGCCAACGGCTATAACTTCTACGGCAACTATGCCTCGAATGCAGTCGAAACCAACCAGTGGGCGCCCGGCTCTATTACCGGTGATTACGCCTGGCTTGACGCATGGGCTGGTCAGGTATGGGTAAATGCTCAGCTTCAGGCGGCTCTCGTTGCGCTATTCCAGCAGGCGAGCAATCTGCCTTACGCAGCAGCCGGGAAAGCTCGTATTGAGTCGTGCATGAAGCCGACCATTGAGCAGTTCAGGGCATGGGGTGGCATGACGGCGGGCACCGATCTTGACCAGTCGCAGATCGACCAGATTAACGCCATCGCTGGCGTCGATGTTACGGATTCGCTTCTGGCTGAAGGGTATTACGTTTACATCGGACCGTTCACCCCGGCAATGCGCGCCGCGCGTACCAAGCCGACGGTTTACTTCTGGTACACCGACGGCGGGATCATCCAGGGTATCACCGTTAACAGCGTGGAGGTGCAGTAATGTCCGGTCAAAATATTACGTCGGCAGACGCGATCATTGAGCTGGTAATCGCTGAGCTCTACCCATCCGGGTTTAACCTGGAACAGTTCGAAGCGCAAAACATCTTCGAAATGGGTGATACCGACACGGCAGAGTACCAGCGTACTGCTGACGGGAAACTGCTGGGCGGCTTTGTTTATGGTGATCTTCCGTGGACTTTCCATCTGGCGGCATCATCCCCGTCGATTAAGTACATCGACAACTGGCAAACCACGCAGATGACCACGCGGTCTGTGCTGCGTGTTAATGGGACGGTGATCCTACCGTCGCTGGGTAAAAAGTACATCATGACCAACGGTATCCTGCAGCGCGCGCGCCGTATGCCGTCTGCTGGCCGTGTTCTTCAGCCGGTAACTGGACTTATCCAGTGGGAAACTGTCACCCCGGCAGACTACTCAGCGTAAACAATAAGCCCGGTTAAGTCCGGGCTTTTTTATTGCCAGATAACTCACTCAGGAAACAAAAATGGCTCGTAAAAGCATCGTATTCACGGTTGAAGCAGATAACCGTGACAAGGGTAAGCAGTTCAAAATCACCGAAATGCCGGCGAGAAAGGCCGAAGAGTGGGCGATCCGCCTGGCGTGCGCCGTGATTGGCGCCGGCGTTACCGTTCCCGACAATATGATGATGGCCATCGGTGCTGCGGTGGCGCCGGCCCCAGCCGAGGATAACGCAGAAGCTCGCGAGCTGTACGAAAGCGTGATGGCCAGCGGTATGGCCGGACTCGCTCAGTGGGGTATCACTTCACTGGCTAAAGTTCCGTTCGCACAGTCAAAGCCTCTGCTTGATGAGTTGCTTGGCTGCGTGAAATTCCTCGGCGGCAATGGTATCGAAACAGCGCTTGTTGACGAAGGTCAGATCGAAGAAATCAGCACCTGGTCGCGCCTGAAAATCGAAGCCTTCAAACTCCATATCGCTTTTGTAGCAGCCACCGCAAGTTAGAAATCCCCTTATCCGTTCCTGAAGATTCAGATCGCGGCTTCATACAGTATGCGAATGTACCGCGCACCATCGCCGCGGTGATCTCTGGGAAAATGGCGACACTCCACGAACTGGACACCGTATACAGCGTCCAGGATATGTGGTGGCTGATTGAAATAATGACCGTGGATAACACCAACAGTGCCATAGCAGCGGAGAGTGATCATGGCAGCAACGGTAATTGACGCCCTCCTGGTTACGCTGGGCCTTGATACTTCTCAGTTCCGCAAAGGCCAGCAGGAAGTCAGTGATGACCTGAAAAAGCAGCGCGAAGATGCCAAAAATACCGCCAAGGAAATGGCGGAGCAGGGCAAGAAAGCCGCTTCGTTCTTCAGCAGCATAAAGACGGAGCTGCTGGCACTGACTGGCGTAACCGTCACTGCCGGCGGCCTGATGAGCTTTGTGAAAAGCACTACCTCAGGGCTAATGGAGTTGTCCATTCAGGCTAAATCTTTGGGGATGACAGCCAAAGAGCTTGACGGCGTGGGCAAGGCGGCAGAGGCGGCCGGTAGTTCTGTCGAGAAAATAAGTGCAGCATTGCAGGGGTTTCAGAACGCAAAGCAACTGGCTAAGGTCGGGGTGTACGATACGCCAGTGCAGGAAGCTGCAATCCGGCTTAATTCTCTGACCCATGATTCTTTCAATATCAGGGACGACTCAGCACAAACCACGTTCAGGAAAATACTGGAGTCGGCAAGGAAGGTTACCGATCCAGATATCCGCCGTCAGATTCTTCAGTTGGTTGGTATTGATGATGCTATCAATCAGCGTAACCAGGAAGGCAAATTCCTGACTGATGTTGATCGCCTGACCAAAAACTCCGGCATTACAGACGCCTCAACCAAAGGCGCAAAGGAATTTACAGCCGCATGGGCGGAGCTGGGGCAAAATCTCGACACGGTAAAAAACCAGATTTACGTGGGCTTGATACCAACCATTCGCGATCTGAATGGTCTCCTCATAGAGTGGTCGTCTGGTAACGCAAAATCCTCTTCATTCTTCAAAGAGCTGAAGCGGGACATTAACGACATTACTGGTATTGACCTTGGTAGCTGGACGCTATCAGGCGATCTGCGCAACCTCAAAGATAACTTTTCCATGCTCGGAAAAGTGCTAAACCACCTGGGTAACGCTTTAAACGAACTCAATAACGGCAACTTCTCCAAGGCTGCCGATGAGTTTAAAAAGGCGTGGTACGGCACTGAAGACGGTAAGCCTACCGGTAATGATGCGCTGCCCGGAGTGACGAAGGCAGCCGAGCAGGCGCTGAAGAAAAACGGCGGCACACTGGATTTTAAACCTGATCAGGACTCTGCGTATCTAAGCCCGCAGCAGCAGGCAACGCAGAAAATGCTGGATGCAGTTAAGTTTCAGCCGCTTCCTGAGCAGCGCAGGCAGCAGCAGGATGAGAGAGACTACTGGGAAAGCACCAAAAATCTCCTTTCAAAAATCGCTGATGCCCTGATCTCTCCAGCTGGCGCGGCAACAATGCAGCCTGATACCTCGGGATACCAGCCAAACGTCCCGCTTAACGCACAGGCTGCTCGCCTTGGCGCCAAAGGAAGGGCATTTCTTCAGGCTATGGCTGGCGAATTCGGGGCGCTGGAAGGTAAATATGGACTTCCTGCCGGACTGCTTTCTTCGTTATCAGCCGCTGAATCTGGTGGCGACCCCTACGCAGTATCACCCAAAGGAGCAAAAGGCCCATTCCAGTTTATGGATGGAACTGCCAGAGACTTGGGTTTGAAGGGGATGGATGTTTATGACCCCCACAAGTCAGCTGATGCCGCTGCAAGATATTTGCGCTATCTGCTGGATGCTACTGGTGGCGATCTGGAAAAAGCTCTTGCCTCATATAACTGGGGGCTTGGAAACGTCCAGAAGAAAGGCATGGATAACCTACCGTCGGAAACTCGCAATTACGTCCCTAAAGTCATGGCCGGAATGCGCCCCGGCGCCGGGATGGCCGTAGACCGAGCAATGCCCGGGCAGTCCGGTGCGACTTATCAGTTTTATGGCACCAAAATCACCACCCAGGCCCAGAACGTGGAACAGCTTACCAGCGACATCAAAAAGCACGGCGACAACCGTGTCATGCTTTTGGCTGGCTACTCAGGACAATAACTCATGTCGTTTTCTCTGAATGTCTCGACAGTGCTATCCGCCATTCAGGGAGGAAGCCTGTTATCCGTCCTTAACAGCGCCCTGTCGCCAACTTACCGGATCACCTATAACACCGTTGACGAGTCGCTTTTGACGGCTGCAGCCGGGCAGGAGGTTTTCTCTCCTTCCGGCTGGGTTAGCGTTGATCGCTACGGTGATGCGGCGGTGACTAAGGGGCCGGTAGAAAAGGGCAGGTACACGTCCTACAACAAAGTGAAACAGCCGTCTGAACTGAGGATCATTTTTGCCCTTGAGGGGTGGACGGCTTTTTCCGGGTCACTGCCTAACCTGACCAATTTCTCTTTGCTGAGCCGGAACAATTTCATTCAGAAACTGGATGAGATGAAAAACACGGCCAGCACTTACAACATCGAGACGCCGGACACGGTGTATTACAGCTACGATCTGACCCACTTCGATTATTTTGTGGGGTCATATCGCGGGCAGACGTTGTTGATGGCGAACTGCACTTTCGAGGAGATCATGGACGGCGGGGAGGTCATGCTTTCAAATGCTGTGATTGAAGGGCCGCCGACCAGCAATGCGAAAACCAACAATGGCGCCGCAGCCTCAACGCAGGTGATCACCGGGGCTACGAAAGAGGTGACTTTGAGTAATGTTAAAGATGCCTGGTCAAGTGCCAACACTACCTTATCAGACGCCCTCCAGACGACCGGAGCGGCGATTGTGTCTAACGTTAACTCGGCGGCCGAGTCGGTCTCTAAGGCGTGGGACAGCTCTTCTACTGCAGTTTCTAAGCAGATAAAAAGCACCGTCTCCGACTTTCTGGAAAAGGTGATGTGACATGCAGGAAATTAGCTTATCACCGTCACTATCTCAAAAGGTCTATGTCACGCTTGGCGGCCAGAACTGCGCCATCAAGCTTCATCAGCGCTCAACCGGGTTTTACGCCGATCTGTATGTCGATGACAAGCCGATATTTCAGGGCGTTCTCTGCCTGAACTGCGTTTACCTGGTTCGGTATAAATATCTGGGGTTCAGTGGCGATCTGGTTTTCGTTGACTCGAAAGGTACAGCCGATCCCTATTACGATGAAATCGGCACCAGATTCAAGCTGTATTATGCGACGAGCAGTGAGGTCGGCAGATGAGTTACAAGGAGAGAGAACTTACCGTATCGTTTACGCTGGCTAACGGTACGTTTGACGGCGGAATTGGTAACACGCTGATTGTTAAAGGGTTCAAGTGTGAAGCTGCTATATCTGCATTTGGTGGCGCTACGGGTACGGTACTCGAACTTAGCCTCTGGGGACTCTCCCTGGAAAACATGTCAAAGTTGACAACCAACGCGCAAAAGATAGTCGCTTATGCGCAGAACTCAATTATCGTTTACGCCGGCGACACCCGTGTTTTTTCCGGTTCAATAACATCTGCCAGGATTAACCTGAACCAGATGCCGGATGCGCCGATTGAGATAACCGCAGCGGCGGCCGGCAGGGAGCGCCTGATCCCATGTGAGCCTACATCCATTCGCGGCGATGCTGATGTGGCTGATATGATTCGCGCTCTAGCCTTTAAGGTTGGTTTAAAGTTCGTTAACGTGGACGTTAAGGCTACTCATCGAAATCCATATTTCGATGATAATGCAATAATGCAAATATTAAAAATCGCGGCAGCGCATGATATCTCTGTTGACATAGATTTTGGCACTGTAACAATTTATACAGGTAAAACACCGTCTGATTCAGTCGTTCCGTTAATTTCGCCAGAGCATGGACTTATTGGATACCCAATATTTTATGAAATGGGGATTAACTTTCGCTGCATTTACTCTCCATCTCTGAAACTGAATACCAAAATCATTCTTGAGACTGACCTTCCACACGCGAGCGGGGAGTGGGTGGTGCAGGCGGGGACTACCCACTACCTGTCCTGTAAAGTACCTGGCGGACTTTGGGAGACGTTTGTTGTGGCATCTCCGATATCTGTCATTGGAGGGGAAAATAATGGCAACTAACCAAAAGGCTTCTGATATCTCCTGTCAGGGTAACGCGATCTTGTCCCTTATAGCCGCGGCATCAAAGGGCAATGTTTTTGCTGATATTGTTCTGGTTAAAGATGTTGGTGATGGCGTTATGACTGTGCTACCTCTTGTAAGCGGCGCGAACGTTTCCGGGGGGGAGATTAAATGTCAGGAGGTGTATGACATTCCCTTCATTCGGTATCAGGCCGGGAACAGCGCGGTAAAAATGACGCCCCGTATCGGCGATATTGGTCTGGTAATCGCCTGTGACAAAGACACAACCAATGTCAGAGCATCAAGGCAAAGTGGGCCACCACCAACTCAGCGGCGCCACTCATACTCGGATGCTGTTTACATCACGGCGATCGCTAGCCTGAATGATGAGCCGACGGAGCTTGCAGAGTTCACCGGTAGCGGCATAAACATCAAGAGCCCGGGCGTGGTTAACATCAACGAACTGAAAGTACACCCAGACGGGAAACTTGAGCTTGTCGACGGTTCTATCGTTGATGGGCATACTCATGGTGGGGTAGTATCAGGAGGAAGCCGAACCGATCCCCTGGAGCCGTAACAATGATAAAAAAGTTTTTTCTTCTCGCGCTTTCGCTTTCTTTGTCAGGGTGTGCCTTATCTCCTAACGAGGCGATAAACTACCAGAAAGAACATGATTTTGAGAATGTAACATTTCAGACAAAATCTAATGAAAGGCTGTCTGTGTTTAATTTAAGATATAAATTCAAGAACACAACAGGAATGGAACTTCCAAATCAAAACACCTATGAATGTCAAAGAGATGCATTATGTTATTATGGAAAGTATGCTAGTGCTTATGACTCTCTAATGGAAAAGTACCAAGAAGAAAAAGATAAACAGAATAAAATATTCGCTAAGCAGAAAGAAGCTGAGTGTCAGGCTAGTAAGGAGTGTATGGCCAAGCGTGAGATTGATGCCGCGTCTTACACTTTAAATAATGTCTACTATTCTCTAATGGCCCGATACCCATACCAGCAGGCTGACTCTGACGCCGGGGTAAGGCATATGTGCCGGGTGGCTGGAGCAGCTCAAAGGGAAGGCGTGACCCTTGAGTTTATGAAACAGCACATTAGCTTAACAGAAGGAATTGGGCCGGAAATGAGATACCAAATAATCCAGGTTGCTGAGGCTTGCTGGAAAATGAGCAAGTACGGCGTTCCTGACGGGACTACTCAGATAAAGGCAATGTATTGAGAAGAACCCACCATTAGGTGGGTTTTTTACATTCGTTAGCTATTTTACGTAAATTCATAAGCTCACGTAGTTTTGCCGCATCAGTATCGATTTTCCAGACAAGCTGATCTATCAACCAATCTATTCTTTCATTGTTTTTATCAAAATCTTCAGCTGTTTTTACTTCTGTAGAGATAAGATCGTTGTAAACCTTACCAAACTCGGTATCCATCTGAAGGGAAAAGCCACCCTCTAGCGTGTCCTGGAGTATCTGCACTATCTCAGAGTTCATGGAGCGGCCATTACGCTTGGCTCTCTCAGCTATGGCGTCACGCATACCATCAGGGAAGCGGAGCATGAATTTATCGTATTCGCGGACTGGTTTTTCTGACATAAGCACCTCAAAATTTTCTTGATGCTATCACATTGACATTATCCGTAAATTGAGTCACAGTGATATCATGTCACGGTGACATGATAGATGAGGGTTGATATGGATACTTTATATACAGAAAGAAAAAGCTCTAGTTTCCAATTGCGTTTGCCAGAAGGAATGAAGGAAGAGATCCGCCGTATGGCTGAAATGGATGGGATATCGATTAACTCTGCAATTGTGCAGCGTTTGGCAAAAAGCCTGCGTGAGGAGCGCATGAATGGTCAGTAAAAACAGCGAAGCCCCATTGGCGGCAACCTTTGGGGCTTCTATCGAAAATAACCGCGAAGGAAATATCGACATGAACATTGTAGCAAGATCAGACCTCAACTTCCAAGGTAAAGCGATTGTTCCAGTTACCGGCATGACTGGTATTTGGCTGACCTCTGCAGAAATCGCCAATGCGCTTCAGTACAAAAGCGCAAAATCAGTAACGAACCTGTTCAACCAGAATTCAGACGAGTTTACCAGCGGAATGACTCAGGTCATTGAATCAGTGACCTCAGGAAACTACCGCAAAAAGGTGCGAGTTTTCTCACTTCGTGGCGCGCACCTGATCGCAATGTTTGCCCGCACGGATGTTGCCAAAGAGTTCCGCCGCTGGGTGCTGGATATTCTGGATCGCGAAGTGGTTCATTCGCCGATTGCGAAGCAGTTCAGTGATGATGAACTTTGCTCTCTGGCATGGTTATGGCGAGCAAGTGACATCATGCTTACAGCTTGTCAGAGTGTCACTCCATTGCTGAAGGTGGCCGAGCATCGGCAGGCCGGGCGCTTTCACACAATCGGTCAGGAGTTGCCGCGGACAATTAACAAGGCAAGGGCGCTCATTAGCCGCGAGACGGCGCATATCGAGTTTCACCCATGGAAGGATGACAACTGGAGCAGGGTATTACCGCACCTGCGTCAGGAGATGTTGCAATGATGCAAAAAGAAAAACCGCCAGTTACAGCTGGCGGCTTATGTCACACCCTTACTACCACATAAGGAATGTCGAATGACTTCTAAGAATGTAGCAAATGTAGGTTCAATTGTCACTGATAAAACCATTGACAGCCAGTCCCTGCTTGAAATGGTCAATCAGGCGCGTAAGCAATGCGGAGAGAAGCCGGTACGTAATAATGTATTCATCGATCGCATTCGTGATGAGCTTGAGGGGGAGGGTTACAAAACTTTTGTAACCCCCATGGACAAGTCTAAGGGCGGCGCCGATCAGGTCGTAATCGAAATGACGGTCAAGCAGGCACTGCGCGTGGCTGCACGCGAGTCTAAGGCCGTTCGCCGTTCTTTGGTTGATAAGTTGGAAGACATGCAGGCTATCCAGGTGCCTTCTAAAAGCACTTCAGGGCTTACTGAATATCGGCTTGCCAAAGCTGAACAACTCAAAGCTCAGGCGCTGGAGAAAAACATCGCATCGGCCCGCGAGTTGATGTCAATGTTCCCGCGACTTGGTGAATCGGCTAACCAGGTGATCGTAGCCACCCTTGTTAATCCACTTCTCGGTCACGAAATTGTGCCACTGCCGGCGATTGAAGAGCATTACTCTACGGCGGGTGAAGTGGCAGCGCAGCTCGGTTGCACTGCGAACAAGATCGGTCGCGTGGCCAATAAACACAACCTGAAAACTGGCAGTACGGCAAGTTCTTTCTGGATAAGTCGAGGCACTCGGATAAGCAGGTTGAGGCGTTCCGTTACAACGCTGAAGGGGTTCAGGCGCTTCGCCACCTTATTCATGGTGCTGATGTGGCTTAACTATCTGATAATAAATCGAAGCACTAATTGGTGCTTCGAAAACCAAACCTCGCTTCGGCGGGGTTTTTTTATGGGCGAAATCCATGAAAACAATATCTCTCAAACTCGACCCCGATACCTGGGATCTTGTCCTTGATGAGCTGGGTAATATCGCCACGGTTGAAAACCCCTACGCCTGCGCTCAGGACGTAGCGACGGCATGCCTGGCTATACGCGGCGAGTGCATTTACGAAAAAGACACCGGCGTTAATTACAAAGAGCTGCTGAACGTTAAGGCCAGCACTGGCGCCATGGCGGCCGCGCTTCAGGTTGAAGCGTTGCGGATGAGCTATATCGCGCGCGCTGAGCCGACGCTGATTAACAACCGCGATACGCGCCGCACTACCGGCGTTATTGCGATCGTGGATACCAACGGCCTGGATTCCAGCGTCACCCTGTGAGGAAAAAATGACGACAATCTCTACGGCGGTACCGGCCGTGACCTTTTCCACCACTGGCCTTGATGTTCCGGATGAGGGAGACATTCTTGCCGGGCGTATAGCAGATATTGGTTCTGCATTCGGGACGGCGATGAGCACGAACCTCAAGACGCCGCAGGGGCAACTGGCTGTCACTGATACTGCAATCATCGCAGACAAGAACGATCAGCTTCTGGCTATCGTCAACAACATGAACCCGGACTTTTCCTCCGGCAGATTTCAGGATGGCATCGGCAGGATTTACTTCCTCGATCGCATTGCTGCTGCGGGTACAGTTGTAACGGCCACATGCTCCGGCGTACCGGGAACGGTGATCCCGGCGCAGTCCTATGCAACCGACGATAACGGTTATATGTACGTGTCCCTGGCGGCCGGAACGATTGGCGCCGACGGGACGGTAAAGATCGAGTTCCAGAACCTGACTACCGGGCCGATAGCTTGTCCCATCGGTACGCTGACAAACATCTATGTCGCGGTAAGTGGCTGGTCGAGTATCACCAACGAGACCGCGGGTGTACCGGGCTCGAATGTTGAAGGGCGATCTGCATTTGAGTATCGCCGTCGCCAGTCAGTGGCACGTAACGCCTTCAACACGGCAGCGGCTGTGCGGGCTGCTGTCCTGGAAGTCGATGGGGTACTTGATGTTTATGTGATCGACAACAAAGAGCCGACTTCTGTCGAAAAAGGTTCCACGAATTACACGCTGCTTGCCAGCTCGATTTATATCGGGGTTTATGGCGGGGCAGTGGCAGACATTGCAGCGGCCATCAATAAAAAACTTCCCCCGGGCACCGTTATGAACGGTGACACCACCGGGACCGTGCAGGATACCGAAAATTATGACGCCCCTTATCCGGAGTACACCTACAGGTGGAAAACGCTGGACGCGGTGAGTGTTCATATCAAGGTGGAATACGAGGCAAATGATGGCCTTCCGTCAGATATCAACGCGCAGATCAGAACGGTCGTCCTGAATGCCTTTACCGGCGCAGATGGCGGCACCCGGGCGCGTGCCGGCGCGCGAATTTATGGCAGCCGCTATATCGGACCCATTCAGGCGCTTGATGCACAGAACATGAACGTTCTTTCGGTCCAGATCTCTCTGGACGGAACCACCTGGTCTAGTGCGCTGACTATGGGGATAGATCAGGAGCCGACTCTCGATGCGACAAACATCATAACGGAGGCGGTAAGTGAATAATGTCGACTGGACGATCTACGCGCAGTACGTGAACTCAACCAGCCTGCGGTCACTGATTGACACCTTTAACGCTTCTGTAGCGCCAGAGGACTGGATAGACACGTTCTATGACCTCGTATTCAACATCGAGACCTGCGGCGATTACGGGCTGATGTGCTGGGGTAAAATCGTTGATGTAGAGCGTTTGCTGACTGTGACGCCATCCCAGCAGTTCCTGGGGTTTGGCGAAGCGACCAGCACCCCGGCAGAACTCACCGACCCGCAACCCTTTAACCAGGCGCCTTTCTATACCGGCGTGCAGGACACGAACACTGTTGTCCTGACCAATGATGCATACCGCAAGCTGATCATGTGCAAAGCGATGGCGAACATCAGCGACTGCACCGTGCCCGTCATGAATCGCATGCTGATGTACATGTTCGGAGCCAGTGGGCGAGCTTACGTGCGTGACGATGGCAACCATGTCATGAGCTACGTATTTGAGTTCCAACTTTCCGATTCGGAGCTGGCCATAGTGCAAAGCTCCGGCGCGCTTCCTTCCCCTCCCGGGGTAAAAGTTAACATCGTTCAGGAGGTCTGAATTGAATAATTCAGCCATACCGTCACGTCTGACGGTTGTATTTTCTGCGAGCGGCGACAAAAACACGATCCCGGTCAATTCCACCTCTGAAACGCTGGCTGACGGCCTGGCGGCGATGGATTCCGGTTTCCCGCCGCTGACCCGTATTGCACTTTCTGCCGGCGGTAAGCCGCCAAGAGGTCAGGACTTTAACGGCATTTTTAATGACGTTTACACTCGCCTGCAATGGTCGGCAGCTGGGGCGGGGTATCCGTTTAGTAACGAATTCAGCACTGCAATTTCCGGATATCCAAAGGGGGCTATTGTTCCTGCTTCTGATTACTCAGGGGGATGGTTGAACCTGAACAACGGAAATACAGTGAACCCTGAATCACTTTCAGGAGCTCCTACCGGATGGGTTCCTAATAGCTCATACGGGATCACAGCCATTTCTGGCATTTCAGGATCCAGTATTACCCTATCTTCCCTGCAGGCCGCAAAAGAACGAATTATTCTGACTGGGACATTAACTGCAAATATTAATCTGATTTTTCCAGAATGGATAAAAGGATGGGTAGTTCATAATAACTGTACAGGACCATACTCTATAACCTGTAAAACATCTTCTGGTAGTGGTGTCGTTGTAATTCCAGGACTGGTATCTAGAATATTCTGTGATGGAGTAAATATCACTGATGAAACAATGTCCACACAAACCGATCTAGTTGGTAGTGTCGTCGGATTCGCTGTTAATACCCCCCCGGCTGGATGGCTTGCTGCTAATGGGCAAGCGGTAAGCAGAAATATTTACGCAAGACTTTTCTTAAGAATTGGAACTTTGTGGGGTGCTGGCGATGGAAGTACCACATTTAACCTTCCTGATTATCGCGGTGAATTTATAAGAGGCTGGGACAATGGCAGGGGAGTAGATCCTGGAAGGGGACTTGCCACCCCTCAAAATGCAACCCAAATTGTAGATTACGCCGGAAGTGCAGATGGTAGCGCTATTCAAGTAGGAATAATTAACGGAGAAGGAAGTTCACCTGATAGCACATGGCAAAGATATAGAGGTACAGCCACTTCCTCTTATGGTGCGAACCGTATTTCAGTCAGACCCAGGAATATCGCAGCTCTTTACTGCATAAAATTCTAACTTCTCCATATTAAGTAAAATTACCAAAGGATTCGCTATGGCGATTACTGACACACAGCAAACGGCACAGTTCGCGGCAGAAGCTGCTGTAAGCGCCGCAGAGGCAAAGCAGTACCTGATTGAGGTACAGCAGGGCTATCAGGATATTAGCGCCACCACTCAGGAAGCGATTAATGCAGCTACTGCGGCAGAGGCATCGAAAATCGCAGCAGAAACTGCTGAGCAAAATTCGTCTGCTTCGGCCGTTGCCTCATCCGAATCGGCAACGGCAGCCGCAGGTTCAGCTGCACAGGCCGAAGAGTACAAGAATGATGCCTCTGAATATGCACTGAATAAGTTCACGTTCTATAAAACACCGAGCGATCCGGACGGTACAATTGCAGGCCTCGCTGCCACTACAAACGGTCAGTCATTCCGCGTAGCGGAAGGGCCGGAAGCGACAGCAGCATTCAAAACCTACGAGAACCAGGATGGCGTAGCTGTGTTACAGGCCTCTCAGCCAGGTACAGCGGCTATAACCGGGACAATCCGCGAATTTCCCACGCTGGCGGCGGCACAGGCTGATGCTGATGCCGGCAATATACCGACCGGATCAACGGCGTATTACCGCATCCCGGATGACAGCACCCTCGCGATTGAGGTCATGAACGTCAGCGGAACGCTGACCGCCACAGGTAGAAAAATGCCGTCTCAGCTGACAGTAGAGTACTTGTCAGATGGGTTTTATTCAGTAAAAGCATCTGATATATGGCAGATAACTCCAAACTGGGTGATTTTCTCCGGAGGAACGTCCGGAGCCTACTCCGACTGGGATGCCTATTTTATTCCATGTAAAAAAGGTGATTACGTTGAATATTTTGGGGTAATCAATACTACAACCTCCGAAATGGTTAACGCCTGGCTTATACAGTGTGATGGCAACAAAAACTACGTATCAGATATCGCCACTCATATATCGGATGGAAGCGGGATCGGGCAGGGAACGGTCAGTGGGGAAGCTACGCAAACTGGCTATGTATATGTCAGGGTGAAAAAATCCGCGAATCCTGGCTGGAATATTGGATTCCTTGAAAAGCGACTGGTTACTACTGAGGACGTAGGGATTGCTGGCGGTGTGGCCGAATATGACGTGGTTAAGGGGATTGCTGATAACGGAAAAACCATTAACTACACAGGGAATTCCGACTATTACACTGTAGGCGTTGTTATGCTGCTCAACGGCGGCATAAATACCGCAGCAGGTACTGACTGGCTGGCTTATTACGTGCCGGTGAAGGAGGGAGATGAGATAACCATGGAGGGTACATACGGTTCACTTCAGAGTGGGCAGCAAATGGCCTATTTCATCCAACTTGATGCCGACAAGAATTTTGTGAAACCACTGGATATTTATGTTTCCACCGGGTCAACAGACGTTCAACTCACCCGTAGTGCAGTCGCATCGCAGGATGGGGTCATGTACGTTCGTGTGCGCCGTTCCTTGAACAACGAAGTGAAACCTTACTCTGTTACGGGATTCCAGCGTCCATACCAGCTTCTCCAGGATGTTGCAAAAATTCGCTCTGACGTTGATGAGCTTATGAGTGGGAGTACGCCGATTGCCGGACAAACTCCTTTCATTGGTGCGTCGTTGGATTTGTTGCCTGTTAAGTTCGGGAATATGTATAACTACAACTCAGCAGCTTTTATTCAGAATAACGTGGTAAAGGCCGGGGGGTATATTTATATCTGTGGTAATGCGCAGGGGCAGCGTCCGTATGTATTTAAGAAGAGCATTAATGGTGGAGCCTGGAGTTACTTTGACCTGACGAACGTTGACGGTAACCCGCTGGCCAGACCCACGGCAGACGACAGCCATAACGCCTATTGCATGACCGTGACAAAAGACGGCTATATTATCATTTCAGGTAATATGCATGCTGACCCTTGCAGGGCTGTAATATCTGATAATCCTTATGACATTAACTCATGGTCAGCGATAACTTACAGCGATAATGCAGAAATAACCTATCCACGACTGACGTTGTTCCCGAACAGCAAGACTCGGGTGTTTTGGAGGGAGGGCTCTAGCCAGGCTGGACAGTATTACACAGCATTGTTTAATGATTCAGCCAAAGCCTTTGAAGCCAAGTTAAAGCTGATTGAAACAGATCTCCATTCTAATGCCTATGAACAACGAATAGGTGTTGGTCTGGATAACTCACTTCATTTATGCTGGGGATACAGAACCGCGTCATCTTCTGCTGACAGCAATTACGGTCTATTTTATGCGAAAAGCATGGATAATGGCCTTACGTGGACCAATGCTGACGGAACGATAAACTATCCATTACCTCTCAATGAAGCTAACTGCGAAAAAATAGCAGATATCGCCCAATCATCTGGTTATGTGAACCAGAATGGAGGGGCGGTTGACAGGGACGGGAAATATCATACTTGCCTCTGGCAGCATGACAGCAATAATAACACTCAAATAATGCATATCTGGTTTGATGGAGCGAACTGGCAGATTGAGCAGATTACTCACTTTAATTTTCACATTGATACATCCGATGCGTACATGGATGGATCAATGAACCGGCCATTAATCGCCTGCACTCGTTACGGTAAAACGTATGTTTTTTATCGTACGAATAAAGGCGGCATGGAGGGCCAGGTTAGGGTTATTGACGTGACAACGCCGGGTTCTCCAGTGGAGTTTATTCTTGCCAGGTTTAACTATGGATTCCTGGAACTGTCTCTGAATACTGACATCATTCTAAATGATAACAACGTTATGATGCTGGCTACTCGCGGATCAATTGGTACAGCACAGGGTAATGGAAGATATTTCTATCTAGCTGAATCTGCATATCTTATGACAGCTGCGCTACCATAAATTTATCTATAAAAATGGAAAACGGGCGAATGCCCGTTTTTTTTAAATGTGGTTCTTGGCGCTTTCAATCATCGTTTTTAAAAGGTCGTTGTCAACTCTGGCCCAAAATATATTTTGATTGCTTCCTTCCCATGCATGCGTTGTTATAATTTCATATTCCAGCACGTTGTCATTAAGATCTTTGGTGATTACTCTTCTTTCTGAATTTTTAGATGTTAAGTTTTGGTAGAAAAAAATTATTTTGCATTTCTTGTAGTTACTGGTAAAGAAATCAGCAAACAAGGATAGTTTTAATCTTATTTTTTGCGTGTCAGAGGATTCAGTCATTCTGTGATGATAAAGAAATACAAAATCTTTACATCCAATATCACTAACCATTCTCTGGAGTCTACGTTGCAATGATTGTTTTAAATCTGGATTATCAATCCAGTTGTGGTGAGTAAACTCGAACCCATTAGTATGCAAGTCGTGGTAAATAGGATGTGATTTATTATAGACTATGCTTCTAAGGACCGTTCCACCATCTAAAGAAAACTTGCTTACACTATTCTCATCAAATAAATTACCATATTTATTGGTATGCATCTCAATTAAATAATCTATATTGGAACGACATGACGCAAAAGGTGAGCTGTAGCTCTTTAAGTGAAACCTGCTTAATATATCATCAGGGAGGCAATTCTCGCCTAATGAAAGCCAAACTGTTTTCCCATCTTGATTCTTTTTACACATATATAAGTTATATTCTTTCGATATCTTTGATTTTATTTTGTAGAGTAATGATTTCATTTTTTATCCATTATCAATGTTTATATTAGTAACAGGTGTTCATAAAATACTATTAAAAATTAAGTATTTACACCACTAATGGTGTATTTATATATTATTGATAGTTTAGTTTCAATAGCTGAAAATGTCGAAAGGCATAATGCGATGTACAAATCTGTCAAACAAGGCAGGCGACGAGGAACTGCTCATGAAAGCATATGGAGCGATGAATCCATTTTCGCTGACTGACAGCAACGATACCGGAGCCCCCGCCAGTCGTTTCTGTGCGTTAGCAGAAATGGAACGAGAGTTAATCGTGGAGCGGGGCAGAGCGGGTTTAGCCGCAGCGAGGGAGCAGGGGAGAGTCGGTGGCCGTCGCCGGGTAATGACTGAAGATGTGGTGGAGCAGTGCCGCCGAATGCTGGAGAACGGCGCTACCCGGTAGCAGGTA